ATGATGATGATGTGAGTTTCTGGATTGGCTTTTGTGGGGGTGCTCTACTCATGGTTGGTTCTGTGGTAATGACTAACCACATGAAGGAGTCCACCTGCCAGACAGAGAATAACGTTGCTGACTGCACTTGGGTGCTTGTACCAACTACTGAAAAGGAATAAACAAAATGTCTAAGGCAACTTATGAAGAACTACTGGAAGGCTCAACCACTTGGAGTTTTAAGGAAGGTGGTATTCCTTACTCTTTGAGTTACTTCGGTTACAGAAAGCCTGACCCCACCGCTCACCCCCTGCTTAGTGAGGGATCTCCCGGCACTTGGTGCTACTATCTCCATGCTAACAAACTAATGTATCCTGAAAGCTGGTCCGAGTTTGCTAACTACCCTAGTGAGTATGATTGTGGTTCCTTGGCTATTGGACCCGCTTGGGATCTTGTAGACTTCTATGGGGGTATCACTTGGAACAGCAATGAAAACTTCTGGGACCGCAAGTCAGCAGGGATTGTTGAAGCAGTAAAGGTTGGTTGTGACTATAACCACTCTTGGGATCACGACTCAGGATTTGTTAATGGTTTTCACTCAGTAAAGGCAGATGCTATTAACACCTGCAAACAACTGCTTGAGGCTTTCCCTTTGGAACGTGTTCGTTGTGGTTATACTGGTGCTTGGGTTAAACTTGAAGACTCTTATGTTGCTGTTAATGGTAACACCGTTAGTCGTTTGGCTGAGATACCTGATATCGATGCTACAAATTCTAGTTGGAAGGAAGATAAATAAAATGGATTCTATTCAAAAAGCAAAACAAGGCACTGAGCAATTTGTTAAACAGCTAGCGCGTGTCCAGCCTAAAATGTTAGACGAGCCTGAGGCATACAAACGTGCTTGTATTCGTCTTGGATACGAGACTGCAATTGCAATCATCACTGCTAAAGAAGTTAGCCCAGAAGACCTTTAGACACTAAAACAACTACATAATAAATGTAAGGAACAAGAAATGATTAAACAAATTTCTGATATGAAACCAATCACGACCCTTGAAGAGCTTGCTGTCATTCTTGATGGTATGGATAATGATGACCCCACACTAGAGCTTGGCTTTGACATGGGTTTCCCTGCACCTACCGATGAAACTTCTGTAGAGTGTGGTTCTGCCTGTTGTATTGGTGGGTGGATTAACTCAATCAATAAAACTCATATGGATCTAGATAGTGCTGTAATGTCTATTTCTAATTTACAACGTAGAGTCGCCTATGATCTTTGTTTTAATGATATCGCTATCCTTGGTAGCCCAACACCAAAACAAGGCGCTAAGGCAATTCGTAATGCAATAGAGTTTGGTGATGCTAAGTGGGAAGAGGTTCTTCCTAATGAAGCTTAATCAGGATATACAAGCCATAAGCCTTGCTTGCAATAGACTAGATGATGAATCTAAAAGGCTCTCCTCTGTGTTAAATGACTATGAGGTTCTTGTGGAGATAATTCGTAGGTTGTCGGGGGAGTCTAGTAGTAAACTTTCAAAAGACATACTGCATGTTCTAGACAAGTTTGGGGAGTTATAATACATGGAAGAAGATACAAAATACTGCCCAGACTGCGAGGAAGAAATAGATAGTGATGGTGATCCGGTAGAGGAGAACTGTGACTGTTCTTATGGACCCTCTTGTGATACCTGTGGACGTCGCTGGTGTGATTTATCCTGTTAATAAACAATATATAGATAGATAAAGGAGAACTACTATGACTGACGATATTAAACAAGAGCTAACATTGAACCAAAGCAAATGGGTTGAGGCCCTTCGCAGTGGTAAGTATAAGCAGGGTAAGGCTGCTTTGTGTACTGATGGTAACTTCTGCTGCCTTGGAGTAGCTGCTGAGTTGTTTAAAACAGAGGACACAGTAGTAAAGACTTTCTTAGTAAAGGTAGATAATTCTTTAGGTGAGGCTATTGATACGCCCCTTACTTCCTACGATGGTGAGGATTCCTGTGCTCCTAACTACGTTATAGAGGCCTTGGGTCTTTATACTATTTGCGGTGGCAACCTTTTAGGGATTACCACCTTAACTGAAGAGAACGATTATGGTGTTACTTTTGAGAAGATTGCTGACCTCATTGAGAGTAACCCTGATCACTACTTTATAGCTAAAGACTAACAACCAATTAAACAATGGAGAACTATAATGAATACGTTAAAGGCAGTGCTATCCCTAACTACGTGGCTTTATGAATTGTCTACAATCACCATCCTTGTTTTGATTAATATTGCATTTTTATTTTACTCCCTTGCTTGGTGTTTCTCTGCTCCTTTTTAATACCTCATAACACACCCAACCAACCCTTCCTTAATGCCCTCTGGGGTGTTTTGGTTGGGTTGGTTGGGTGACCATAATTTTTTTTTTGCTTTTAGTAAGACACCAACATAACCATACAAATAAGGGTAAAGAATAAACACAAAAATACTGCCGACTAATGATAAGAGCTTTACAAAATGTATTGACTCTACCTGCAATGACTCTGCCTGAGCCTCTGCAAGTGATTACTAAACAAACACTGTAAGTGCACTCCCCTACTGACATTTGAAAGGGGAACTGTATGTCTGCCCCCGATAATGTCCTCAGTACGAGTTAGCTGTCTAAAGGCTCTATAATAATGTCTATTGTTATTATAGTATCTGCCCTCATTACCGGGGGTAGCACCACCCAAGTGTTTGTTTAGTATTCACTTGTTAAGGGCCTCAGGTGTGAGTATTGTGTGATAGTTATTATTAAAATAATTTTATAGTATTTATCAATAGTAGTAAAACATAGAAACGTAACTTCGTAGGTTGTTTGGTTAAATGACAAGTCTTAAGATTCCTTATTGATTTCTTGTGGATAAGGTCCTTAGCTGTTATACTTATGTAAACGTTTACTAAAAAATTTCTAATGAAAAAGATGTAAGGAAGGTCTTATTATGGAAGAGAAGAAAAACCCCGAAAATATTACTGGAGAAGATACTCCTAAGAAGCGTGGCCGTGGCCGTCCTAAAGGCTCCTTCAAGCTCCCTGAGAGTGTCCGTAATAAGAAACGTGAAGGTGGGGGTATCAGAGGTGGTAAGCGTACTGGCTCAGGTCGTCCCAAAGGCTCTAAGAACATTCACTCCCACGAGTCTGTAAAGAAGCTACAAGATCTCAACTTTGATCCTATTGAACGCATGGTCTATGAGTATGAAGAGATCTGCCGAGTACTAGACGATAACCTTGTTAGAGTTGGCTCTGGTGCTTATGCCCAGTTGATTGCTACTAAGGCAACCCTCATCAACAACCTTATGCAGTATGGTTACAAGAGAATCCCTGAAAAGACAGAGGTGGAGAACTCTACTAAGAGTCCTATCTCTATTACACTAACAACCCGCACCTCTGCGAAAGAGTAATGAAACATAACAACAATAATAATGGGGAAACCATATGACAATTAGTCCAGACGATGAACAAAAGATAATTGGCCACATGAAAGAAAGTAGGCAATTCAATGTGAGGAATGTAAGAGACTGGCTGGATCTCTTTATTAAGACTGTAGCTGTTCTTGCCTTAGTAGGTACAGCCACAGCCTTTACTCTGAACGCTGTAGCACCTGAGTGGATAGACGTCCCCAGTGACATTAACAGCCTAGCCACAGAGGTAGGGGCCTTACGAGTACAGATTGATAGGTTTGCCCCTCAGATTGTTGAGTTCAAAGGCAACCTTATTGCCGCCAACACCGAAGTTAACTCAGGATCTTCTATAGAGCTTACTGGTGTTGTTAGGCGTAATGTTGGTTGTGAGACTACTATCAAGGTGAGGTTCTTTAACCACGGAACTAACCTAATTGATGCAGCTAACATCTACGAAATACCTACTGTAAAGTCACCTGTCTCAAGAGACTTTAGTGCTTTCACTTGGCAGACACGTATTCCAGAGGACCTACCCACAGGCACCTATAGCTACTTTGCTGAGATCATACCTCTTGAGTGTGGTGTCTATGAACGTATTATAGCTCCAATGAGCCTCCCCTTTAATGTAACCAACCCAAGAGGCTAACATGCTTATATCAGAACCAGAAGAAGACATGTGGTCACAGAGCATCCACCAACACGCTGAGGTTTTATTTGTTGAGGACCCTGAAGTATGGGTTAGCGCGGTTCTAGGCCCAGATGGACAACCCCTCGCCTATGAGGAAGAGAAACAGCCAGTTGGCTTTATACTGAGATCTAGTAAGAAAGAGTAAAGAATTATGACAGACATTGTTTTACACGAGGGGCAGTCAGACATTATCAACGATCTATTTGTAGCTAAGACTTGTCGCTATCTTGTAGCGAATGCCTCCCGTGGCTTTGGTAAGTCTTACGTTGCTGGTACTGCTGCATCAATTGCAGTAGATGAGTTGATAGCCTTACCTGCTAGTGTCCCTAATAAGAACGTGGCGGTAATTGCCCCAACATACAGTCAGGCAGTAGACATCTACTACCCCCTAATTGCCTATCAACTTGGCATGGAAGAACACGCTATTAAGTCCTCAAGGAGTGCTGGTACCTTCTGGTTCCCTAACAATGTAACCTTGAAGATCTGGTCCTATGAAGCATCAGAGCGTATGCGTGGTACTGGCCAATACTTTGTGGTAGCCGATGAGGTTACCTCTTGGAAGGGTGCTGGTATGAACTTAAAGGAGTCTTGGGAGAGTATTATCCAGCCTTGTGTATCAACACGCTGGTCAAGGAAGAACGCTGCACGTTATGGGGCTAATCCCGGTCGAGCACTAATTATTAGCACCCCTAAAGGCTATGACTACTTCTATGAAATGTATAACCGTAAAGAGGTCGATGATGATTGGAATAGTTACACCTATACTTATCACGATTCACCTTATCTAGACACTGAAGAAATTGACCGCATTAAGGCCACACTAGACCCACTTAAGTTTGCACGAGAATATAAGGCCTCCTTTGAAGACTCTGGTAACAGTGTATTCTACACGTTCAACCGTAAAGAACACATTGACCCAACCCTACAAGACTTTGACGCTGATGAGACAGTACACATTGCTATCGACTTCAACGTTGGTATTATGGCTAGTGTCATCTTCGCTATTCGTGGAAATCAGATTCAGATCCTTGATGAAATGCAAGGTCATCCAGATACAGAGTCCTTAGCTAAGGCTATTAGAGCAAAGTATCCGAAACAAAAGATTATCTCCTACCCTGACCCTAGTGGTAGGGCTAGGAAGACCTCTGCTGCTGTTGGTATCACTGACTTCAAGATCCTTGAAGGTCCAGCTTATAAGATACAAACACGAGCACACAGTAAGGCACCTCCAATCATTGATTCGGTTGCTGCTGTCAATAAAAAGTTTAAGAACGCTCTAGGGCAGATTGATATGTTGATCCACCCTCGTTGTGTTAATACTATCCGTTCTGTTGAAAGAACATCTTGGACAGAGAGTAACCCAGACATTGCCACCATCGATAAAAAAGAAGGTGTCGAGCACTGGTCTGATGGTCTACGGTACGCTGTGGAATACCTCTTCCCTATCCGCTCTGGAACTAAGGTGGTCTCTAAAGGCTCTACATTCTAGAACAATAACAACTTATGTCCATCTGAGGATCGACAAGAATAAGGAGATAACACATGGCACGTTCCAAAATTAACTCAAGAGGTAAGGACCTCATTAGCGACAACGGGGCAGTACTTCTGTCTATTGTTGAAGGTGAGCAGATCCAAATGGACCTCACACTTAATTGGCTAACAAACCTTACAGGCTACACTATAACTGCCAAGGTAGTTGAAGCCGATATGACCCAAGGCCTAGATGAAGATGGTTACCCCACCCTTAACAAGGTTGGTGGACAAGTAACTACACTACCTATCGTTGACGCTGTTGTAACAGATAACACCTTTAAGATCGTGGTACCTGAAGCTCTTATTGACTCTTGGACAACACAACCTTCCCCTGATAAACCTACTTACGGCTGGGTGGGACTTGAGATACGCGATCTTGGTGTAGGTGATAACCAGCTTATCTGGAAGCCCTTCCGTGGTCTTGTAGAAGTACTCTACTCGCCTTCTGAGGAGGTATAATAATGGACTATTCTGTTTCAGTTAAAAACGACACGATCGTTGTTGAGGCAAAAAATACAAACTATATTGTTGATGTCGGTAAGACCGAGTATGATGTTTCTCTATCAAGGACAGGTGGTCAAGGCTCTAAGGGTAATGACGTTACCAGTGCTTACGTTGATACTGATAATCACCTTATTATTGTTATCTCAGATGCCTTGGGCAACCTAGTTGAGGAAATAGACGTAGGAAATATCACAGGTAATATCATTCTGAGTATTGATGAACTTAGTGATGTTGCTATTAACTTCTTAGGCGAAGGTTACTTACTAGTTTACAATGCCACAGCTAACCGTTGGGAGAGTAAAGAAGTAAAGGTGGAAAACCTTGCTGATGTTGAGGTGACAGCCTACGAAGAAAATGACGTACTACTCTATAACAGTGTAGACAGCAAATTCAATAACCATAAGCTCACCACAGCTAAACTCTCTAATATTAATGAAACTGTTCTTATAGATGGTTCCATGTTTGTTTACGATATAACAACAGGAAAATACGTCACAACAACAACACTCGACAACGATAACCTAACCATTACAGGAGGTACTTTCTAATGGCAACTAAAATTATTATGAAGAAAAGCGTAACAGGAGGTACTTCACCCCTTATCGCAGATCTTGACCAAGGCGAACTTGCAGTAAACCTTGTAGACCGTAAACTCTATACTAAAAATAATGGCAACACTATTCAAGAGCTAACCGGGGCTTACGTTGATTCAGTCGCACCACCTAACCCTGTTGAGGGTGACCTGTGGTATGACACAGCTAACAACGAGCTAAAGGCCTACAATGGGACTGCCTTCCCCTCTGCTGGCGGTTCTGCCAATGATGCTACCATTACTCTAACAGCGGGTACTGGTTTGACAGGGGGTGGCGCCTTCACAACTGACCAAGCTGCTAACGAAACAATTACTCTTACAGTTGACAATACAGCTATCTCTATTACTGAATCCCAAATCAGTGACTTACAAGCTTACCTTACTGCTGAAGCTGATACTCTAGCTACTGTAACAGCCCGTGGTGCGACCACTGCTGATGCCCTCACAATTACAAATGCTACTACATCAACGACAACCACAACTGGTGCGTTTATTGTAACTGGCGGTGTAGGTATTGGTGAGAACGTTAACATTGGTGGTGACGTCATTGTTGCTGGTAATCTTACTGTAAATGGTACAACCACTACCGTAAACTCCAATGAAGTAAACATTGGTGACTCTATCATCCTGCTTAACTCTGATGAGGCAGGTGTGCCCAGCCAGAACTCAGGTTTTGAAGTTGAACGTGGCACCTCGGCAAACGTATCCTTTATCTGGGACGAGGCCGCTGATGCTTGGGACATGGGAGATAACACCCTGCAGAATGTAATTATTGATGGCGGTACCTACTAATATAATATAAAGGAGTTTGCCCAATGGCAACACTTATCATACCAAAGAAGTCTACAGTTGCAGACAAAGTACCCTTGGTGGGTGACCTCTCTATAGGGGAACTGGCTGTCAACTTAACTGACCTAAAGATCTACTCAAAAGACGGCGCAGGGGCCATTGTAAACCTGACTAACTATGTTGACATCGACTATGCAGCCTTTGACCTAACTTCTACCCACGTTGTTGGAGAAGGGGAGTTGGCTTGGGACGCTGATAATGGAACACTAGACCTCGGACTTGGGGGAGGTGTTATCAACCAGCTTGGTCAGGAGAACATGATCTACGCTAAGGCAATAGAAGCCTTGACAGATGGTGAAGTTGTTTATATCTCAGGCTCAACAGGGGCTAGTGGTAAACTAGAGGTAAGCAAATATATTGCTAACAATGTCACAACACCCTCCCTTACACTTGGTATAGCCACTGAGGATATAGCAATTGGCGAATTTGGTCACATTACAGTCTTCGGGGCTGTGAGAGGTATACCAACAGACGGTACTGCTCAAGGTGAGACTTGGCTTGCTGGGGATCTAATTTATGCCTCACCAACTGTCTCAGGTGGCCTTACTAAGGCAGAGCCTATTGCTCCAAACCCACAAGTACAAATAGCTATTGTTTTGAATGTCAATGCCACTAACGGCTCTATCTTCGTTAGAGCACATTCTACGGGATTACGTCTTGATGAACTTCATAATGTTAAAGCCACGGGTCCTTCTGATAATGACCTCCTTGGTTGGGACAATGCTAACTCACGTTGGGAGAACCGAACTATTGCTGAGGCAGGTCTGGCCACAGCGGCGCAAGGTACTAAGGCAGATAACGCACTACCTACAACAGGTGGAGCACTGACCGGTAACCTCACTACCACAGGACTGATTGATGGTGTTGACATTGCAGAAACAATCCCTGCTACACTAGGAACAGCGGGTCAGGTAATCAAAGTAAACACAGGAGGGACCGCTG